TCGAGATCGATGACTTTCTTCTTTGCCATGGACTTAGTGTGACTTACCTAGTAATTCGATAATTGTATCGACACGCGCTTCTAGTCGATTTACTTGATCCTTGATCGATGAGCCGCCATTGGGCTTGAGTTCATTCAGGTAATGCTTTACCAAGAACTGTAGATAAGCAGCTACTCCGCCAAGGACTGTAACTATTCCTACGGCGACTGCCGCAATATCTACCGCGTCCATTACTTTTTAGGGCTCGCGTATCCGAAGACTCCGGCAACGATCGATCCAAGGATAGCGCGATAGTCAAGTGCGAAGTTCGAGGTTGTACCCCAGACGGCTAGGAATGCTCCGACTGCGATTACTGCTGGGTGCTTCATGTTCATTCTGTCTCCTGATCTGGGATGTCGATTTCTTCAACGATGTTGTTATTTGGCTTGGTTGGGTCGTAGCCGCCGATTCCATAGGTAGTCACTCTGCTCATTATTGCGCTCTTAACATTGGTGAGATTCCTGCGTTACTTTGTCCGTTAGCCACAGTTCCAGCAGTAGCAAAAGCACCTGTAACGCTGGCTTGGGTAAAATATGTGACAGTATCATAACTTACGGTTGCTGCTTGCCCAATATAAGCAATAGCGACTGAACCTGCCATTCCATAATAAGTGTTGGTAGTAGCTGCGGTTTGACTATTAGCAGCTAAGAAATATGTGCCAGGTTGTAAGGTTTGGCTAATTGTAATTGATGCAGTTTGGAATGCACTTGTTAAAGATACAGTTCCAGCATCTAAAACCACGGTTGATGGTTTTCCGTTTGCTTGATTGTAAATACCTAAGCGAACAACGGCACTTCCAGAAAATCCTGATCCTGCTCTACATTGTATTCTGTCGAAGGTTGTGGCCGTCGGTACAAAAAAAGGAATATAATAAGTAGTATTTCCAACGGCTGTTACGTTGCCTTGGATTCCAGTTAAAGTAACACCTCGATAAAAATATCCAGACATAAATGGGAATGAGTTTGCTACTGCCGAATCATAAGCACTTTTTACTGAATTAGCAGTCGCAGCTGTAGTTATTGATGTCGAGTTTACTGAGTCAGTAAGTTGCAACGCTCCAGCGGAAGAAGTAGTACCAGCCGAGATACCGATGTTTGCAGATGTCGAAGTGCCAGAGTTTGTGATTGGCGCAGTAACGGCAATGACGCCAGATGGGCCTTGCGCGCCTGTCGCTCCAGTTGCTCCTGTAGCACCAGCAGGGCCTTGTATGCCTTGGGCTCCAACGGATGAGATAACTACATCATTAACGTCTTCTGTGATTGTTAATGTGTTGATCTGAGGCTGAATAACAATCGTGTCGGTCATGGAGCTAGTTGCCCATCGACGGTCGCAAGTCCTTGAATTAATCGAGTAACTACTCCACCGGACGAAGTAATCTCTAGTTCATAATCGTATTGAGCAGCTTCTAAAGCGGCAGACTGAGCCGCAGTTACGCGGATTGCCAAAGTACCTGTGTTGGCAGTGATAGTAATTCCTGAGGACGAAGTCAGGTTAAGAGCTGTGGTGTTAGAAGACACTAGGCGAAACTGCATTGCGGCTGTGTACCCTGTTAGGTTGATAGCGGCTCCAGCAGAATCCTTATACTGAATTGTAAGAAACCAGTCGGCTCCCTGGTCTATAGTGTAGTTATAAGACTCAGCCATTTGTGCCTCCTAGTAACGGGATATTAAAGAACGAACTGTCTGCATCGCCTTGCTTAGTAAAAGAGATATGGCAATGATGGTTATGCGGATTGCTTCCAGAATACTTACGCCAGCGCCAGCCCATGCGAGACGATGCAATTCTTCCGTTGAAGATAATGTAGGCAATACGCTTCTCACCTGCCTTGGCTGCGAGTCGAAGTTGATCTGCAATATCGGGCATGAGATCGGGCTTGGCAGAACCAAAAACATCTCGATCGACATCGATCGCTCTAACAACCCCAGTCTTTGGATCAGGATTGTGGTCAGAAGGGCGCGCTGAATGACGCAGGTCACCGATCCAGCCATCGGAAGTACGATCTCTATCCGGGAAGGAATCATCGAACTGTTCCCTTAGTTGTTGTCCAGCCTTGCACAGAATTGGTTTCATGCCAAAGAAACTACTTCTTCTGTAACCTTGTTAGCGTCTTCTAATGCTTTCAAAGCTGCGGCGTTTACCTTATGAGCCTTGAACTCATCAGCAGTCATTTCACGATCTACGATTGTGTCGTTCTCTACATCATGAATACGGATCATTGGATTTGGCATTATTTGACTCCATAAACTAGGACTGTTCCAGCAGTGAATGAACCAACCGTGGTCTTAAACTGAACTGAGGATAAAGCAGAAGTAGTTACATAATTACAGGTGGTATTAGATGCAGCGTTCAAACTATTAGAAGACAAAAATGCCGAGGATGCAGTAATCAACTTACGAGTAGTGCCGTTAGGCGTTGCAATTCTAAACTGCGCTACGTTAGCGCTGTTAGATCCCAAGTAACCTGCTGTTCCAGGCAGAATGGCGCTTACGCCATCAACGGCTACGTTAGCGCCTGAGTAAAAAGTGGTTCCCTCTGTGCCGTAAAAGGCTTGGACATAGTTAGCGGCGGTTGTGTCTGAGTTAATACCCATAAAAAGGTTGCCGTTTGATCCATTTGTAACTCCAGAAACACTGATGTAAATCTCGTTATAACCAGTAGGAGTAATTGAAACGGATGTAGAAGCGCCAGATAGAGTAGTCGTGCTAAGTAGAGTCATGCCCCCAGAAGGTGCGGCCGTCCAGTTAAAATCAAGGTCAGTTCCTGATGCTTTAGCCAATATCTGACCTGTTGTACCACCCTTAAGATCGACTAGAGCTGTGTCGATGTCTTGACCGAGTGCGGCAATAGCAGTGGCGCCATCCTTTACTAGGTCTGTGGATTGAGGAATATCCCATCCAAAGTTAGTTGTTGTTGTTGCCATTACGCTACTACTCCAATCGCATTTAGCCAGGTTAGGCTTGTGTTAAGTGTATTCCAGGCTTCTGCCGCGTTTACCTGTTCCCATTTTACCGCAACTTGGGAGAAGTTCACAGGAGAAGCATTGAATGTTACGGTGAGATTATTTAGGCTCGCCTTGAAAGTCCAACCTTCGATATAGCCTTGGAATGATCCGCCAGTAATGTTAGGCGGTAAGTTCTGAATCCAGACTGGCTGGCCTAAGAATATGTTTATAAGAGCGTCACGGTCTGAATTATCGATTTCAGGATTACCAAGCACGAACGTAATGCTTTGGAATTTAGGGTAAGGATTAGCTCGAAGCTCGATGTATCGATCGGCAAGCGCCTCAGCGTCTACAGTATTCTTAATGCGTGAAGTGTAGTTTTCGGCGTATACCCCATAATTGGCTTGGCTAACTAGATCGGTAGCCGTATAGGTCTGGTTAGCGTTGTTATCGTAATTGATCGTAAATGAGTTTCTAAGATCACCAGCACGGGTAGTTGCAGATAGACCTAGGCCGCTAGCATGGTTAGCATCCAAGGTTGTGTACCCATTAGCGGCTAGATAGTCCTGGCGGTGGGTCTGGTCGGCGTACCCGATATTGCCGTTTGCGTCTTCGTAAATGACGCCAAAGGCTGAATTGGCAATAGCCGTAATGAGTGAATAAAGGTCGGTATTGCTAGAAGATCGTGAAATCATGTCGTAATCACCTGGACGATCAATTTCACCTAATCCGATATTAACGGCGTTTGCCCAGGTCTCGGTAGGGTTATAACTAGCCCAAGTCTCAGCTGGTGGCACATCGTTCCATGACCCTAGCAAGTAACCTGATAAAAGGGTATAAATCTGGTCTCCGTCTTGATCTTGAGAAAGTATGCCTTCATCGATGATCTTGGGTAATTTGGACAATGCACCAAGCGCGGTAATGCTGGCTACCGTTGTGTAACCTCGATCTCCTGCGCTATTGACTGAAATTGTAAAATCAGAGATGAGACCGCCAAAGATGGGGACATAAGTTCCAACTGAGTTTGTGACCTCAACCGTCAATCCAGTTCCGACTGTGAAATCGTAACTAGCATTATTTAGGTTTAACAATTGCAACTGGCAATAGCCCGCTACTGGTTGCTGATAAATATCTGTTCGCCCTGAGGTTATAGTCAGGTCGGCTATCGTGATGTTAGATAACTCAACGCTATCGATCAGTACCTTAAAATCGGGTGTATAGGCCGTCATGGCGTGGAGAATCCTGCCGCGCCTAACGTGCCTCTAGCGGCTGAGTTGTTAAGGATGTTTACGATTGTTCGCGCTGTGCCTTCAGGATCGATGGCGCCATTGACCGTGAGGTTGATTGTCGAGCCGCTTCTACCCAAAGCGTTGTTCGGGATAATGCTTCCGCTACTTGAAGGTGTAAATAGTTCTGGGCCTTGCTCTCCGACTAGATAAGTTGTTCCGCGCATTACTGGGCCACCAGCGGCTCGACCACCGCCGAATACTCCACCGATAGCACCGCCGATCTTTGACCCTAAATTGATGAGTGTCTGGAATCCCCGAATAAGGGCTCCGACTAAATCAACGACTGCGCTGATAGCAAGGCCAATACCTTGAATGGCAATCTTAAATGCTCCGCCTAAGAATGGAGCGACGTACTTCTGTAAAAACTCTACTAGCGCTTGGAACTCTTCTTTATTATCTGATACTGCGCCCTTGATCTTATCGAAGGCAAATTGGATACCTTGAAAAATTGGAATAAAGATTGACTTAGCAGCTGAGACAAATCCGTTTAGGGCATTGCTAATCCCCTTTTCTCCACCGATTGAATCGACAAACATCTGCACGCCCGGTACTACCTTCTGGACGATGAAATCAACCAATGGAGTAATGGCATCTAGAATAAATACGCCGACAGTTTCCTTACCTTCATCGAAGGCAATCTTGAGACGATCTAACTTGCCTTGGAATGTATCTGCCTGTTTTGAGGCTTGACCCTCGAATGTCTTGGCGAGTTTGGCAGTAATTTCTTCCATGCTCATTGACGCTAGTTCAGCCTTGGAAAGACCAATGCCTAAACGTCCTAATGAGGCAGTATTACCTTCAGCTGCGCGAGCCATCGCATTAGTAACGGCTTCTAAACTTTTTCCGCTACCTGCTGCGACATCGATTGCGATGGCCTGCAACCTCTGAGCTTCTTCAAGCGACTTGGTTGCTTTAACTAAACGATCGAGGCTTGGACGAAGTTCATCGTCTGTGACGCCTTTGGCTAATGAGGTTTTGAGGATATAAGTTTCGGTAGCCTTGATCTGGGCGTCTGTGGCCCCAGTCACGTTCTTAAGAGATGTTGCTAGGCGTATCTGAGCAGCTTCATCTGCAATTGCAGACTTAACTCCATCGATGGCTAATTTGCCAGCATAAGCGGCTGCGGCGGCTCCAGCGACCGCAAAGGCTAGACCTGCCTTCTTGCCAAAATCAGTTACCTTGCTACCAAAAGAAGTAACATTGTTATCGGCCTTATCGAGACCCTTAGTAAAGTTATCAACGTCTGCAAGGAGTTTAAGGGTTAAGGCTCTTGATGCTGAGGCCACTATGTCCACTCCTTTAGAATCTTATCGAATGAGGCAGTCCACTTAGCGACTATCTCAGGTTGAATCCTGCGTAATGTTGGATAAATAAACCAGCCCTTTGATCCACGACCTTCACGGCCTGACCAGACTGGGAACTGCTTAAACTTGTTAGAACCGAACTCAGAACCGCCCCAGATATCTTTGGTGGTTGCCCCACCTGAGAACTTTTGAGAAGCGAATCCGTAAGTGATCTCACCGATACGGCTCGACTTCTTAACGCGGGCTCCACTTGCAATGCGTCCTGCGACTGCTCGGCTAGGCCTTGAGTTAGCAGTCTGGATAATCTCTGATCGAGCGAATTCCGCCAGCGCTCCCGACTGGCGTTTCGCTTCATCTTTTGCTTCATCCGTCATACCTTTAAGCGCCTTGAATACTTTACGGAGTTCAGCCTGGTCTAGTGCCACTAGTTCACTTGCCACGGTTGCGCTCCTCTAATAGTTCAATAGCGGTTAAGATATCCTCACCTGTTCGCCAGTAATCCATAGGGATCTGAGTAGCGATTGCCAGTTCTACTAAGAGTCGGCTTACGCTTCCTCTTGGATGACTTTTGGGCTCTCATCACCGACTTCAACATCAGCGACTGATTCCATCCATACATCCAACGGCTTAGTTGGCTTGCCCCCGGCATCTCTCTTCATAGCGCTATGAGCTACATAAAGGATGTCCCAGATTCCGCCGAATTGAGAAATAACCTTTTTAGTGGTCATTTCCCATTTAGCGTAATCTGGCGGACGCACCTGGTAAGTGGTTTCCGTTCCGTCAATATATTTAATTGTTATGTTCTGTTGCATTGTTTGCTCCCGTTTCTAGTTTTTA